GTTCCGTCTTTTGCTTTTACAGATGATACTTTTATTTCAGAACTCATGATGCCTCACACTTTAGTGCTTTAAGTTCATCGGTAGTTTTACAAGAATCCACACTTTTAGTTATATCTCTTAATCGTTGCTTTTCTGCCACGATTGTTTTTGTATCTGAACCTGATTCTTGTGCTTTCATAAACAAAACATCTTGAGCTTCTAGTAGTGGTTTACGTTCTCGCCTAAGACGTTCTTTTGTGATGTTTTTTGCTTTGTTTAAATTTATTGTTACGTTTTCATTTTTAGCAAAATCACACTCCCAAGCACCTTGAAAATTAATATCTGGAAGGTCAGAGTCATCTATAATTTTGTACCTTACTCCGTTAGGTACATCTTTTTCTGCAGTTTCTTCATCAGATAAAACACCAGTAGGGGTCATCATCCAAACGTCAGAACCTAACTTGTAAATTATTTTTTTCATTTTAGGTTAATTCAACTTCTTAGCCAAAAATTGCAATACTAAATGCTCTGGCAAAAGAACCATGGTTGCCAGATTCGTATTGGGTTTTTATTACCACATTACCTGTGTTTGTGGAGTATAAATAGTGAAAATAATATCCTGACTGTTCATAAGCCAAACTAAGACATACACTATAATTAGTGTTTGGCATAGCACTCGAAAAATTTAAAGTGTATGACCCACTAGATGCACTTACGCTACTTATATTTTCGCTACCAGTAACTGTTCCATTTGATTCAATTCTAGCCCAAGCTCTTACCCTAAAATTAGCACCTATCGTTTTAGATCGTGCATCTGCACTTTGATCAACTAATCCACTCATATTAGCTCCAATCTTGGTCTATAAAAGTGCAGTAAGCATCTATACCTGAACCAGATGCAGTAAATAATAATTTATCACTAGGACGTAAAACTATTTTATCATTCCAAACAAAAGTACCAAAACCAGAAATGGTTTGGGATTGTAATAATGCAATTGAGTTTGAACCATCGTAGGCATCTAATTCAAAAGTTTTTGTACCACCACCTTGTTCAGTAAAAACAATGCTTAAAACTGTAATTATATGATTTGCAGGAACAGTGTAAGAATTGGTTGCGAGTGTTGCATTAGTCCCATCCCATCTAAATGCTGTTTGAGAAGTTGATTGTGATTTTATTGTTGTTCTGTTTAAAACCTCTGTTCCAGATCCGCTTGGTATAGCCATATCAACTCATTATTAAAGATCGGTGAAGTGCCTTTTGAGCAAATGATTGCTTGTCGTGGATGCCACCAGTTTTTGCTTGTATGGCATTATTATCCACAACGATGTAACTAGAAAATAAAGCTTTTAAAAAATTCATAGTTCCTTTCTAAACAATGACCAATGTTCCATGTACGGCCAGTGATCCGGCACTGGCTTCAATGTCGATTAAGTTGCCCATGTCATTTCCATGCGTGGTGCATTTATATCTTAGTTGCGGTGCGGAGGCTGCAACCACAATAGTAATGATGCCAGTAGATGATTGGTTGTCAGTTACTCCAGTGGTGTATGCTGATCCTGTGCTTGCATTTATAAATGAGATTGGATGACTAGAGTAAGCAGGATTAGAAAAGTTGTATGTTGACCCTTCTATCATCCTTAGTCTTGGGTTGTTGACTCCATCAATTTTAAAAATGTTTACGCCATTGACTGAGCCTATTGTCACCGTGTAAGTCAGATTCTCTGCCCCTATTGAAATCGGTCCTGCTATGGTAGCGTTTTCTCCTGCACGGATGATGACATCATGGTTGATGGTGCTTGCATTTCGGAACATAAAATCTGTGGACATCCCACCTGTTCCTCCTTTGGCAACGGTCTGCCCTCCTGCACGGATCTCAACCTCACCCTTTTGAGTGACTTGAGTCCCATCTTCTACTGATCCAATTGGTTTCATCGCTAACTCGCTGAATCTAAGACTGATGCGTAGACTGCCACTGAACCATCTACGTTTGCTATTGCCAGTGCATCCCCACTTTCTGCGACAAGTTTGCCCTGGACCAATTCCACAGATCCTCCAACGGGTATTCTGAGGTTTTTTGCAATGTCCTGACTAGCAAGAGTGATGTCACACTCTGAGGTCTGAGTCGCATGAGTGTTACAGACCAGAATACCAATGATGACATCTGTGCTATTTGCAGTTAGAACTGTGCCAGATGTTGCTTTGTATCTGTTAAATGTTGCCATAGGTCAGCCGAGTGCAATTGAAAATATTATCGCTTGTGAATCAGCGTAGGATTTAGTTGCTGCTTGAAGTGCAGATGACGGGTCTGCATTGAGTGTGACGGTTCCTGCAAAAGTCGCATTTGCACCACTCATAGTAAGGACCGTTGCACCAGAGGACTTAATATCGTTTCCTGTGACAGTGAGATCTCCTCCTATGGTCACATTGTCTGAAGTGTCCATAGTGATTGCAGTCCCACCATCTGATGCGAGAATCTCGTTTCCTGTAACCTTGAGCTTGGTCCCTACAGTGACAGTTCCTGCCCCATTCGGAGTCAGGGTGATGTCACCATCTGCACCATCTGTCAGTGTGACGTTTCCTGTGGTGGAGTTTCCTGTCTCGAGGACCAGATCAAAGTTTCCTGAACTGGAGATTTTGCCTGATGCACCACCATTCCCAACCACCACCTCACCTGTTCCATGAGGACTAAGGGTGATGTTGGAGTTTCCTGCAGAGGTTGCCAGATCTAAGGTTGAGGATGCACTAAGATCAATCTGACCTGAAGTTGCAGTGACAGAAAGGTTCCCTCCTCCAAATGAGGTTGCAGTAGTCAGTACCGTTCCTGTTTCATCTGGCAGAGTCAGAGTCCCTGAAGTCCCGGTTCCTGTGTACTGGACAGTGACAAAGTAATTGACCCCACTACTGGAGTCATCAGTCCTGTAGTTGTAAAGTTGGAACGAGGAGAATGCCATTTTCGCATACTCTGAAAAATTTTCGTTATGCTGAAATGTAAAAATGTCTGAACTAACTACATAATTAACTTTTGCAGGAGAAGCTAAGTTAGTAATAGACCCTCCTGCATTTACATTACCTCCTGTGGTCAACTGGACCTGATTTCCAGAAGCATCTCTGTAGTAAAGTTCTCCTCCAAACGAATACAGTGCTCTCAACTGATCTGTGGGTTGTGAGGACTGATTCTGAAATGCAGACTGCTTGACCTCTGTGATTGCGTTGTCATTGAACTCCAGTGTCCCATTAATGTTCATCGCACTTGGAGTAATCCGCACCCCCTTGTTAGAGGTGTGGTCATGAGCATCTATGGCATCCAGAGAGGTATTGAGGTTAGTACCCCAATCTGGTGCAGGAGTAACTGCAACGGTGGACTTCGTAATCCCTGTAATATTCGTTCCGCTAGACATATCTCAAAAGAAAAAAAGGTCTACTGTGACCGTTGCTCCTGCCTTCAGAATGATCTGAGTGTCAGGAAAATCATTCGTTGTTGTGGACACAAACACACTGGTATCTGCATTTTGTTTAGTAACAATGTATCCCACAAAGTTCCTTCCTAGTCCGTGATCCACAAGGGTGTCTGATGTCCCAAGTTGAACGTCTGTCTTATGCACCCCGTCTGCAAAGGGAAGTGACAGGAGAGGACTGATTGCAGTCCTGATGTTGCTTTGGAGTTGGTCAATTCGTGCATCACCTGTGTGAATCTCCGTAAAGTTGACTCTGCTCATGCGTAATAAAATTTATGATAACTGACCACATCTGTGACGGTTTGTGGCTCACCTGCATCACGGTTCTGAGACTCAGTAATAATCCGTTCACGCATCTGGTTTTTCTGCAGAAGCAATGCAGTCACATCTGCTTCTTCTTTGATCAGTATCTTGATTGCTGAGTCTATAATAACGTACTCATCCCACCCTGAGTAAAAATCAAACACAGATTCTACTGTACCAATCAATGTAGGATCTGACAATGCAGAAGAGTTTAAATCCGTAACAATGGTGGTGCTTGTCACAGACTGTACGGTTTGTTGAGAGTTGTAATCATCTGCCAAGAACCCTGAAACATTGACCACATCATCTGCAACAAAGGAGTGACTGCTCACCGTGTAGGTGGTAGTGGTTCCTCTGGTGACTCCAGATGGAGTGACAGACTCCAGTTTTCTTGGATCAGGGATGTAGAAGATCTTGATACTGTCATTTGTTGAGGGGAGTGGTGTAAAGATAATAGACCCCTTCTGAATGCGGTATCGGTAATCCCTTGCCCGGACGGTTACTGAGTTTCTGGTTCTCTCAGCCCAATTGTAACGTCTGAGTGGGACAGATTCAGTGGACGTTACCACCAAATCCACCCCTCTCGACTTGTAGAAATCTGATGGAAGACTGTAGGAATCAGTTCCAGAGGTCAGAGAAAACGAGTGAGAGGTTGTGAAATAGTCCTCATTAAAGTTCTCGATAATGAGGTTATACAACTCCCCCCAACTGTTATTCAGATAACGTGTCAACTCTGTGTCAGTAACGAACTGTGAATTTTCGTTATCGGCACGTTGACGAGTCAACTGTCTCAACTCTGAAAGAGATACCAAATCAGTCATAGCTCATCACAATTCCGTGCATTGCCATTAAAACAGCTTCCTCATCTCCACCTTTGACTGCTTTGACGAGTTCTTTAGCCATTTCTTTCTGCTCATCAGAGTATTCATACTCTTCCATCTCTTCTTCTGAGACCTCTTCAGTCTCGTTGGACCCCCCCATTTTGGATTTGAGGGGGCCAAGAATGATGGTTGCTGCTTCGCTGCCCATCATGTTCCTCCTTACGTGATGTCCGTATTTCGGAGGAATAGAGCAAAATGGACCTGATTGTTGGCATTGGCAGCAATGTCTGCTGCACTGGTGCCTGTAATCGTGCGGATCACCACAGTCTTTGCACTGGTGACATCGATTGCCCCAAACTGGACTTTGCTATCTCCTGCAGCATTGAGTGCAAGAGAGCACTGTCCAGAGATGAGACCTCCGTAGGTGTCTTCCAGTGTAACCGTGAGTTCACCCGTCCCGGTTCGTGCGACACTCCATCCCTTGCCAGTGTTATTGGCAGAGTCAGGACTGCTTGAACCGTTAGTGGTGAATGATCCTGCAACGATCTTCATTTCAGGATTCAGGGCTTGTACGTCCCTGAAAACTCGACTTGCCATGGTTCCTCCTTATGGTAATGCGATTCGTGCGTTGAACCCAGGAGCATTACAGGCAAGTTGTCCATAGAATCCTACACGGATCTCCACACCATCGTCTGATGACTGACGAAGCATTCGGTTCCCATCAACATCAATGATGCTGACAGGTTCTCCAATGGTATTGAGAGACCATGTGTCCAGTTGAAGTGCATAGGCAATTCCTGCAGGACAGTCCTTGTCAGGAATGATCTTGGCAACTCCATAGGGGGCATACATCTCCAAGGATCTGTAACCCATTCCTGTCTCATCATCAACCTCACGTTGGACGGTTGACTCAAGCTCTTTCTCAAGAGCAATGAAATCGGTCATGGACACAAAGATGTGATCTGGAGCACCACCTTCTCTGGCTGCTCTGCCAAGTCCTGAGATGAGTGATTCCTCACGGGTTGAAGATGCAGAAACTCTCTGACCTGCTAAACGTGTGGGATCAGTGCTTCGGTTCTGTCCAAAGAAACTGTCTGAACCTCCGGGGGCTGATGCAGGAAGCCAATCTGCGAGACCTGCAATCCCGTTGTCATAGTTACCTTCGACATAGATGAAGTCATTTTGTGCAATTGCACTAATACCTGCACTCAGGTTTGCACTGGTAGTGACCTGATTGCTTGTGGCATCACGGTCTACAGCAGAAACAGTAAGACTTCCTGAACGAACTGATCCACCAGACTGAGTGCCAGATGTCACCAACTTCATGTTGACCTCAAAATTGAGGGCATCTCCATCTGATACCAGATCAAGTGAAGTGGTGGAGAATGAACTGTTATTCACTCGTCCGATGCTCATGTCAGAGGTTCTAAACAAGGACCGGGAGAGTGCATCACCTACACTCTTAGCAGTCT